TGGCTAGAGGCTTACGTCACTATGGTGGCCCGTATCACTAAGTCTGTCAAGATGGATGAAGAGTTGAAAGCAGAGAAGATTGACGGCCTAAAGGCTTGCAACATGAACATGCTGGACTCTCTGGACAACATGCTCAAGGTCAAGATGAAGGGCATGTTAGTCACTGCTGGAGTGTCTGTTAGCCCAAAGCCGGGTACGCCCCCACAAAGTCCCGAAGTGGTACACAGCGTGACAATATCTTAAGACACTTGGAAGCTGGCAAGGCAATCTCTCCTATGGAAGCACTGAATTTATATGGGAGTTTTCGCCTTGCTGCTCACATTGAAGTGTTGCGGAGAGAGGGATACAACATCTTCACACACATGGTGAAGGCCAATGGCAGAGAGTATGCGAGTTACACGTTAACGAAAGGAAGAGTATGAGCAATCAACATCGTGAGATGCCAGGGTCAGGAGTGGCCTATTGGGAAGAGGAAAAGAAGTCAGACAAAGGGCCAGACTACAAAGGCTTCATAGTCCTAGATATGGATTACAAAGCTGGCGAGAAGATGAAGTTTGCCGTTTGGCAGCGCCCTACTTCCAAAGGCACAACCCTGCTGTCTTTCAAGGAAGACAACTGGACTAAGCGCAAGAAGGCAGAGGAGCGTAACGAAGTTGTCGAGGTTGTCCCTGCTTACCGCAAGCATACGCAGAACAAGCCTAGTGATGATGATTCGGAAATTCCGTTCTAAATTAAAAGGGATATAATGCCGCAAGGAGGTGCGGTATGAAAGTCTGTTTTAAGTGTAAGACCGAGAAGCCATTGACTGAGTTTTACAAGCATTCAGCAATGGCTGATGGTCATCTCAATAAATGTAAACAATGCACTAAGTCTGATTCAAACAAACATAGGGCAGAAAACCTTGAAAGGATTAGAGAGTATGACAAACGAAGAGCTAAACTCCCTGAGAGAAAAAGACATAACTCAGTGGTTAATAAAGCATGGCGAGCAGAAGATGTTAGAAGGACAAGGGCACACAACGCCGTTAGTCGCGCTATCGTTAAGGGAATTCTTGAACGTAGACCTTGCTGCCGTTGCGGAAGTGAAAAGGCATTGGCACACCACGAAGACTACGACAAGCCATTAGACGTTATGTGGCTCTGTCAACCCTGTCATAAGCAACGTCATAAAGAACTGAAAGAAGAGTTCTGATGGCAAAGGAGTCACCCACCAGTAGGACGTTGGCAGTCTTGCGAGAGCAGGGCTACACAGTGGCTATCGTAGAGAAGTGGAACCCACACGCACGAATACGACAGGACTTGTTTGGCTTTATAGACATCTTGGCTATCAAGCGGGATGAGACTCTGGCAGTACAGGCTACAGCGTCCGGGGTGAGTGACAGGATAAAGAAGATTATGGCAAGTGAACTTTTACCGAAAGTGAGGGAAGCAGGATGGAAGATACAGGTGTGGGGCTGGCGCAAATCAGCGAAGACGAACAAGTATGTCCTGAGGATAGAGGACATCTCATAGAACTTATCAACATGTCTATCCAACAGTTGTGGGATATGGCATACAAGGCCGGTTACGAAGACGGTATGACTTTTATTTCAAAGGATTAATCATGGCAAAAGGTGGAACAGTAGGGATTCAGAAACCAGAGGTAACGCTGGTGGCTAAGAAGAAACGGTCAGCAACACCAGTTGTGGCTAAGAAAGTTAAGCAGCCGGTGAAGCCGCATATCTTTGTGGCTACGCCTATGTACGGCGGTGTATGCACAGGCTACTTCACTAACAGCCTGGTGGGTATGACCAACGTTATGAAGAACGTAGGGTGGGATATGTCCTTCTCCAGCATGTTTAATGAGTCTCTCATCCAGCGTGGACGTAACGCACTTGTCCACCAGTACATGAAGACCAAGTGTACGCACCTGTTGTTCATTGACGCAGACATTAAGTTTGATGCCAATGATATTCCCCTGATGGTGCAAGCAGACAAAGACATCATCTGTGGTATTTACCCTAAGAAGGAAATCAACTGGCACGGGGTAGAGAGAGCAGTCCAAGAAGGTGTCCCAGTTAACGAACTGACTACCCGCACAGGTGCGCTGGTGGTTAACCTGGTTGGTTACACAGGGGCCGTGACTGTGCCTGTGGATAAGCCTGTGGAGATATGGGCCGGTGGTACTGGCTTTATGCTTATCAAGCGCAAGGTGTTTGAGAAGCTGAAGAAGAAGGTAGCTGCCTACAACAATGATGTTGCTGTACTGTCTGGTGCTTTACAGCCAGCAGAGCGTATCGTTGAATACTTTGCTTGCAGTATTGAGCCAGGTACAGAGCGCCTATTGTCAGAGGACTATCACTTCTGCCGTGTAGCGCGTGAGAACGGCATCAAGATATGGGCAGCACCCTGGGTACGCTTGGGTCACTTTGGAAACTATCTTTTTGAGGGCGGCTTGCTGCCAGCACCATGAAATTCACACAAGATTGGTTTACTAGAAACATTCCTAACTTTGAGGCTTGCGCTGCCAAGCTGCCAGAGAACAGTGCATTCCTAGAAATAGGATGTTTTGAGGGTCTATCAACAACTTGGATGCTACAGAACATGCTGGCCTACGATGGCACGATGGTCTGCGTAGATACTTTTGAGGGAGGCGAGGAACATGCTGGCCTTGACCTTTCTGACCTACGCAAGACTTTTGATGCAAACGTAGATGAGGCATCAGATGAGAACCAGGCCATAGAAGTTATTGCCAAGACATCTTGGGAGGCTTTGAGTGAGTTGGTGTATTTGGACTTTACGTTTGATTTCATCTATGTTGATGGCAACCACCAAACACCAGAGGTGCTGCTGGATGCTTGTCTCGCATTCAAGTTGTTAGAGCCAAAAGGCATTATGCTGTTTGACGATTACGCTGGCGGGGCTGGCGTAGGCGCAGCAGTAGATGCCTTTCTCAAGGCATACAAAGGGCAGTACAAACCCGTTCTGAAGAACTACCAGTTAGCTATTCAGAAGGTTTAGCGGCAACCCCACCGCTTTCTAGCGGCTTTCCCCCGTTCACCTGTCCAAGATTTACTGCGAGCGCAGAAGGACTTGTGACGGGGGCCAGACTTAGTAGGTGCTTTCAAGTTACTACCTGTCGCCCTATTCGCCTTTGCCCTACCCTTGGCGGTAAGACCACCACCTTTTTTGACAGACAGCTTCTCGCCTCTGCCAACAGAAAGATTAGGAAACTTTTTCTTTGCCATGTGTTTAAGAGAGAAACAAGACGCGCTCATCTATGCGCCTGTTCTGCAATCCTTTCAATGGTTTACCCCCAGCCATACAATACTTCAAGAACTCTTGTGCAGCGCCTTCCATATCCCCGCGCAGAACTTTTTGACGGAGCGTTGAGCGCTGTAGTGTTCCCAAACCGACATTAAAGCTAAAACTAACAAGAGCGTCAAATTGACCTTGGGTAAGCTGGACAGGGATAAACTTCTCCACGCCTCGCTCAAATCGTTCAAGGTCTGCTGTAAGTATTCCATCTACTTCCTCCATAGGGAAAACCCTATCATCCTCTGGATGTAAGGGAACAGAATCCCGCAACTCTATTTTCATTGCTCCCTGCTGCGGGTACAAAACATGCCCTACACCTATTGTCCACAATTTTGCAGGGCAGCGGTAAGCACGTTGTCTTACCCCTTCATGGTGTTTTATTACACCCAATGCTTTGGCTGAGATTTTCATTTGCGTCTCACCGTTTGAACACAACCGACTTTGTATCCCAAATCACGCCATTCTTGAGCCGCTTTCTGACAGGCGGCCTCATACTCAAAGTACCCAACCACTGTTACGTACTGCATGTTAATCCCCGATATAAGAACCAGAGTCCAAATCATTTGCCAAAGGCTCTGCCCCCAAAGTGGAACGCAATAATGCTGGCAAACAACGCTTGAGTGTTGCTATCCCACAACCGTTCAGCAAGCACAGGGAACTCTACGCCGTGATTCCAGCCGTACATAAACATGCCAACGTCCACAAAGCACAGAAGGAAGAAGAAACCAAGGGTAATGAAACTGCGGACACCAGCACGGAGATTCTTCATCCACTGGCTTGTACCTTCATTGAGAGACTCATCATGCTGGTAGATGGCGTTCATCTCAGCCACTTGAGCGTTGACAAGGTTCTCATTGGCCTTGGCATTGGTTTCCATCTCAAGCTGTGCGCTGTGTATCTGTTCTACCCTTTCTTGGGCCTCAAAACCAGCTTTGCGTAACTCTAGTTCACGCTCTATCTGGAGTTGGGCAAGAGCAAGTTCATGGGCCTTGTCGTTGCGGTCTTGGAAAAAGTCGAGCAGTTTGGGCAAGCCGCCCATCAAGAAAGAAATAAGAGTAGACAGAATTGTGAGCATCAGTGTTTCTCCACCAAAAGTGTTAACCAGTAGTAAGCAAAGCCAGAGAGCAAGAGGATAATGCCGCCGCCAAGAAGCCAGTTGATAAGTTCATCCATCTCTTTCTTGCGAGCAGCGGCGTTCTTCTCATCCAAGACTTCTTGCTTCTTGCGCTGCTGGATGATGTTGTTGCGCTCAATGAGAAGTTGTTGCCAGAGGTCTGCGTGACCAGAAAGAACCATCCACTGATTCAACTCTTTCTCAGCGTCATCCAGGCGTTTAGCGTGCATGACAATCTCAAAAGCCCGGGCAGTGTCGGACTTGGCAAAGACGGATTTAGGCTTGGCAGCTTCCCTCTGGACAACGTCCTTGGCCTCAAAAAAGCGCATCATCTCCCCGCTGATAGCGTGGATGTCCTTACCCATTTTTATAGCTGCTTGTACCCCTTTTATTGCGGCTTGTGCTGTCGCAAAGGCTGTGATGGGGTCAATCACAGTTACACCTTATATGCCTTCACCCGGCGTAAAGTAGCATTCAGAAGCAGCTTCTCCAATGAATGCAATGTACAGATTGGCAGAACTAAATTGAGTAGGTACGGTATACACCCTAGTGCTTGCTGGAATAGACACTAGTGCGTATTGCGGCGAACCATTGGCTGGCAAGGTGCAAGTAACGCTAGAGTTTGAACTAACAACAAAGTACACCGGCTGTCCTGTAGCACCAGAAGGCTGGTGATTAGCCACCATTAACTGATTGCAGGGGCTATCAGCAGTGATGGTGATAACTTGGGAAGCAGTAGTGACGTTAGCCTTATACGTCTTTCCTTGGGCTTGGAAAGCAATGTTATTAGCCATTAGTACACCTTCTTTCCTGGGGCTTGAGTAGGACTGTGTTTGGTGTCGTACAGGGGTTCTCCTGAGAAATCAAACACAGAGCGATAGCCACCCTTGGGAAGCTGACCTGGCTCCCAGCGTGTCATGCCTGGGCTGCCATCACGGGGCAGCTGCGGACGTACTGACTTGGCTATCTGTTGGTTCAAGTCATGGGGGCGTTGGTGTTCTCTCTTTGACATTAACATTCTCCTTTGCGGTGACTATAAGATACGCGAAAAACACATAAATTGCTAGTGCCGTTACACGCTCCCACCCCATTCCCCACATCGTCCAGCATCCAAGACCGAACGAAGTTAGAAGGGCGAGTATAGTTATTAGACGGTCTGAAATGACACCTAAAGCTATGCGTACGACTGCTGTTGCATCCATGATTAATACCCTCTGCTAGTTGAGAAGTAATCATCTTATCACTTCTCATCATCATCGTCTAACCCAAATCCACTGCCCCACTCAGAATCTGAGTCCTTCAGCTTCAATTGCTCCAGCTTCAAGGCGCGGTCAATCACCCGCATCTTGTCCGTGATGCTGGCGGTAGGGTCATTGGTAACGGATGCCATCAGACTATTGATGGCTGCTTCCAGTTCTGGGTTGATTCCTTTTGATTTCTTGCTCATGGTTATGACGGCATTCCAGCCAGTTGTTTGATTTTGTACACACCCGTTTGGCCTATCAAATAACCGCCAAGAATGCCGGTAATAATTCTCGCCCGGGCAGCTTTGTCTGAAATCTTCTCAAGCTGCTGAACCTGTTGCCGCAAAGTCTCAATCTGTTGCTCTGACAACAACCGTGTACCGGCTTTTGCTTCAGCATTTCGTATTTTTGGCAACACAGTGCTTTCAAAAGTCTCAATAGCTTTGCCCGGTTGAGCAGAAGAAAGCGCTTTTACAGCGTCAGACATAAGGGTTTTTGCACCAGCAATGTTTTTTAATCTTGCTTGCGCCGCCGTGTCCAAGTCTTCTAATTGTTTGGCAATAGTTTTTTGCGCTCCTTTTGCCTCCGCAGAAATAGCGGTTGCAGCTTCTGTCCTTCTGCCAGATTGACGCAAAGACGTAAGATAGGACTCTAAATCTTGTTTTACTCCAGCCATACCCGGTTGACGCAGCAACTCCCGGCTGTCTTTCAAGATTTTTTCTACGGCCTCTGGTGTCTTTGCAGTTTCCAGTTTGCCAGCAAAAAACTTCCGTGCAGCAGAAGTAGCAATTTCCAAGTTGCCGCCAACAGCGTCCACAAACTGCCTGTACTTTTCTGGGCTGCTGAAGATGTCATTGGCAACTTGCTCTGCTGGCTTGGCGTAATACTTGCCAGCCGCATCCTGAGTTTCTGTAAGACCTTTGCCAACCTTGGTGCTGTGCGCCTCTATGGTTTTAGAAAGACGTTTGTAGTCCTCAAGATATTTTTCAAAAGCAGGAGAAAACTCTTTCATTTGACCAGACAGGCTCTTGTACATGTCTTTGGCAAAACCTTGACCAATGGCTTTGTATCCTTCTTCTGGCAAACCAAAAGCGGCATCACCAAGCCTACGACGGATAACTTCCAAGCCTTCAAAATCTCTAGTAACAGCCAAATCGTTTTTCAACTGACTGATAGAACGGATGTAGTCGCTAGAGCCACCTTTTGCAATCAGGTTGTCAATTTGATTGACCAATGGTTGTGTGTCAACGTATTGACCAAGACCTTGCTTTAACTGTGCTTCATTTTTGGCATTACCAAAACCAGTTTTTGCAGCAGCATCTCTTTGTTTCTTAATAGACTTAACAAAGTTCTCAGCTTGTTGACGAACAAAATTACCCACTTCTGTGGGTGTTTGAGGAATAGGTTTGAACCCACCGGCCTCTGGCAATGTCTTAACACCAGCCAGTTCGCGCAATGAACGCTCACCTTTTGGTGCTGCTTTTGCCGCTGCGGTTTCTGCCATAGCTTGACGTTCAGCTTGGCTTTTTGTAGAGGCTGCGCGAGACTCTTGTTCTTTTGCAAGCAAACGTCTTGTTTCTGCTTCTTGTTGTGCAAGGCCTTTTTCTGCCTCAGTTCCAACACGGGCAGCTTCTGCTCCAACACGCCCAGCTTGACCCGCTGTCTTTCTGCCTAACAATAGGTTGCCAAGGTCAGCAGCTTTTCCAACACCGTATTTACCAAGACCATACAAAGCCCGTCCCCCTGCAACAGCAGCGGGGGCAAGTTCACCAGCTTTTACATATCCGCTTACTTCTGGTCTGGGTTCTGGAACTCCAAGTTTTGTAAGCCCTTTTTGAAATTCTTTTGCCGTAGGAAAAACTGTTTCGTGCCCAGCTAATTCTCCTTTTGATTCTGGAGTAATCATGGACTCAATATCACCAGGTAATCCTACAACTCCTGTTCCAAGACCCAAAGCAAAAGCCCCTGCTTTTTCACCAAAAGAAGGTGCAGCAGATAATTTACTTGTTGATTTTTCTTTCTCGCGTCTAGCGCGAAATTCAAACTCTTCTTCTTCAGTCATTATGGATTCCTCTTTTTCCACTCTTGATAGCGGCGCTCTTTTTCAGCATCACTGAATGATTCAGAATCTTTGGGTGCGGCAGCTTCCCCACTATAAGGTTTGTAAGACCCACGGGAAGTCATCTTTTTAACGTCTTTTTCATCAAACCCATTGTCATACAGTGTGTCGTACAAGTCCTTACGGCGGTTGTCTAACAATTGGTTGTATGTTTCTGGCTTGTAATTAGTCGGGTCAAGTACAGGGCCAGCTTGTCTCATCATCTGCACAGTCAAACGATTGCCACCAGCAGCCGCACGTTCAATGGCATAGCTGGTCAACAAAGCGTTTTTCAAGAACAGTGTTGTTTTGTCTACACCTGTTAATTGACTGTTAACCGCTTCTGAAAAATCTTGATTACCAAGAGAAGCTACTTTTTCTAATAAAGAAGCAGCTTTAGACGCTAACCCTGTTCTAACTTCTGGGTCACGCAATTCTTGTTGCAAACCTTCAATGGCACGAATGCCTTGTGATGCCGCCTGTACATCTCTTGCAGTTTTTGAATCTGGCAATGATTTTCCAGTTTGTTCATAAATGGTGTGCTGTGGGCCAGCCGTACCCATTCTTGCCATGCGTTTTTCTTCTGGTGTTTCTGCTTTTGGGCGACCAGACCTTAGTTCTCTCAAATAATCTTGATGTCTTTGTTCCGCTTCTATTTTTGTTTCTTTAGCACGTTGTTCTTTTTGATAGTCCATTACCGCTTTGTCAGCAGACTTTTTAACTTCCAACGCTCTTTTGTGTGCTTCCACAAGACCAAACTTTTCTGCGTACGTTTTCATAAAGTCAGCACCAGCCGACGCAAAAGCAGCACCGGCACGTTCATCAGCAGCACGTTTGTCGCGTGTAAATTCTTCTAGCGAATGACGCAACTCAGACTCTAAGAAGTTGGCTTTTTGTTGCAAAGCCTTAAAGTTTTTTTCAAACTTGACTTGCTCTTCTTTAAACAAGTCAGCACGGCCTTTCTGATGGCCTTCTAACATGCCGTTCATAGCGTACATGGCTTGCATAGAATTCTGTTTACCGCCAGCACCAATAGCAAAGCCAATGACGTTAATAAGCGAAAACAAAGCTGCTTGGTCTTGCAGATTTTCTTTGCTAGGCTTAAAGTGTTCGTTCATCAGAGCATTGTCAACTTCTGACTTCTGTTCTTTTATAGGAGTTTCTCTAGCGGCTTGACGCGCCATAGCCTCCTCTGTACCGGCTACTTTTGCTTTTGCCTGTACATCAGCGCGTTGTGCTTCAGCAGCAGATTTGTCTATCTCTAGTTTCTGAATTGCTGAACTAGTCTCTTGTTCCTTACGTCCAGCTTCTTCTGCTTTAGACGTAAGGTCTTTAAGAGGGTCTGTAACCCCTGTCAATGATTTAAGAGTAGCGGTAGCCATTATGGTGCTCCCGGTGTTGCAGCCGCTTGCGGTGCAGAGCCATACATCGCTCTAGCAATGTTGGTAAAGTAGTTGCTTGTCAAGTTGTTGACGTACTGGTCAGCTTGCATTCCCGTTTTAATAGCGCCGGTCATGATGTTGTCCGCAATGCCAGACAGTTTCAGACCGTAGTCATATTGCTGTTGCAACAACTGTTGACGGAAGGCTTCTACCTGGGCCATAGATTGCTGTGCAGCCACGCCACCACGTTTCTCTGCACCCTGCGCTGCCTGTGCTTGCACCGCTTGCAATTGCTGTTGACCAACAGGAGTAAGTTCACCACGCTGTGCTTTTGTGATGATGTCTTGTGCTTGCGCCCGGTAAGGTGCAGCCATAGCCGCCATCTCTTCTTTGCCAGCTTGTCCTGCTTGTTGTGCTTTGTTGGCTTGGTATGCGCCTACAAGTGCTTGCAAACCACCTATGCCTAGCTTTTGCAAAGTCTCTTCTTTTAAGCCAGTAGCTTCTGCTGCTTTGCCCCACAAGTCTTTGTCACCTTTTGGCTGCAACTGCGGCGGCGTAAAAGGAACAGGAGGAGTACCAGGCGTTGCAGTAGGAGCGCCAGTTGTTGGAGGAGGTTGTTTGTAATAATCAGCAAAATCAGACCTTACTGCTCCAGTGTCTGCCGGTGGTGCAGTAACGTCAATAGCTGGAGAGGTACTGTCTACTGCAACAGGAGGTAATTCTGTTTGGACTTGCGTTACTGGTGTTTGAAAACCTTCATACCCAGCTTCTTCATCTTCAAAAGAAAGAACGCCAGTATCTTCATGTGGTCTGCCAGAGCCACCCCGTGCTTTTAACAGGTCAGCTTCTTCCTGGTTGATATACGCAAGCATGTGTCCTGGCGGGGCTTTCTTTTGCAGGAGCCGTGCAATTTTGCGGATGTCGCCGCCTACGCCAGTGATGTTTCTGATTGCAGATGTCATATTAAAGTCCTAGCGCGTCTTTAAGACGCAGTGATTCCTCGTTCCACACAGTTCTACGTTTCTTCCCTGTTGACGGGTCTTCTATCTCACCGGCCCCCCGGTAAGCTGTTGGTTGCAAACTTAGCGCCTGTCCTAGCGTACTGACAGGTGGCTGGGGTTCTGGAGGAGGTTTTGGCCCAAGAGTCACAACCGTTTTAATTGTAGGACTAAACGCTACTGTTGGGCTAGTTTCTACGGTTGGAGATACTTCTGGGCTGACTGTGGGTTCAATCAAATCAAGGATTTGCTGGGTAACGTCTGGGGTTGCAACAACATCAACAATATCTAGCGTCGGAGTAACGCTGACGGTAGTGCCTGTTACTTCTACGGTTGCAAAAGTGGCAGCTACAGTTACCGTAGGCGTAGGGGTAACTTCAATAATATCTACCGTTGGGCTAACCGTAACGGTAGGAGTAGCTGCAACTGTCACCTGTGGGAAAACGGCTGCGGGACTTACAACAGGAGTTGTCGGCTGAGATATTAAATCAATAATAGCTTGCGTTACGTCTAAAGTAGGAGTAACGGTAGCTGCAACAGTTACTTCTGGTAACACTGTTGCTGCTACTGCTGGAGTAACAGAAACAATAGGTGTTACATCTACAATTTCTACGGTTGGGCTAGCGGTTACTGTTACGGTAGGAGTAACGGTTACTTCTGGCAAGATTGCTGGGCTTGTTACAACTGCTGGCGTTACAACTGAAGTAGTTGCAACCGTTGATAAAAAGTCAATAATTGCTTGCGTAACATCTAACGTTGGCGTAGCAGCAACTTCTACTGTTGCTAGTGTTGTATCAACAGTAACACTGACGGTTGGACTTACAAACACTTCCTCTACAGTAGGACTAACTGTAACTGTAGGTGTTGCGGCAACTTCAACTGTTGCCAATGTAGCGTCCACAGTTGGGCTAACTGCCGGTGAAGTTATAAGGTCAATAATTTGCTGCGTTACATCTACTGTCGGAGTAACAGAAGCCTCGACTTCAACTGTCGCAAGAGTAGCAGCAGCCGTAGGGCTTACTGTAACAACAGGACTAGGCGTTACCGTGTCGCTAATCAAGTCTATGATTTGTTGAGTAGTATTAACAGTGGGGCTAACTATTGCTGTTACCGTTACTTCTGGCAACACACTAGGAACCACTGTTGGGCTAACTACTGGACTAACTGCTGGCGTTACGCTAGCACTAATTAAGTCAATGATGTCCTGGTTAACATCAACAGTAGGAACAACTGTTGGAGTAACCGTAACAGTAGCCAGTTCTGGGCTTACGCTGACAGTAGGCGTTACAGATGGAATTACCGCTACTGCTGGACTTGGCGTTACTTTAGCGCTAATTAAGTCAAGAATTTGTTGTGTTGTGTCTACTGCTGGAGTTGCCGCAACAGTGACTTCTGGCAATACAGTAGCTTCTACCTCTGGGCTAGTTTCTACAGTAGGGCTAACGATAGGGCTAACTGTAGGACTGACTTCTACACTAGGACTAACCGTTACAGCGGGGCTTACGCTTATTGCTGGACTAACAACAGGTGCAACCGTAGTTTTTATTAAGTCAATAATCTGCTGTGTTACGTTTACACCGGGGCTTGCAGCTACATTAACAGTTGACAACGCTCCATCTGGTTTAACAGTTGCATCTGTAGTGACAGTAGCAACCGTCGCAGCAGCCGCAGCTTCCGCTTCTGCTTTGTCTAAGGCCGCAGCTTGTGCTTCCTCATAATCCTTTGCCATCTGCTCTGGAGTTCTTGAAAGAGCCTTGTTAAGGATTAAGTTTGCAGCAGAGGTTCCAGCGCCGGTTACACCACCAGTAACAGCACCACTAGCAATGGCAGCTACAACAGAACCTACATCACTTGCATTTAGTCTACTAGTAGCGTTAGAAGTAGAATCTAGTACAGCAGCTGTGTAGGCAGATTGGGCAACAGAACCAGCAAGACCAGAAGTAGCCGCTAATGCAATGTCATCAGAAGTGCCGCCTTTTGCAGCAGTTTTAACCGCAGAACTTGCAGCAGATAACAATGCGTTAGTAACGTCAGGGTGACCAACAATGTCATTGACAACACTACCAATGTCTTTAGAGCCAGTTGAAACAACTGAGTCAATAATTGTATTTGTGAGAGCCTTGTCTAAAGATGTGCCTTGCGCTACTGATATTGCTGTTTTAGCAATAGCTGTACCTACTGCATTTGCTGTTGCTCCAGCAGTTAACACACCAGCTTCTACAAGACTAGATGTAATAGCTTGGCTAATACCAGGCAGCGCAATAGATAACGCAATACCCAAAATTGGGGCAAGACCTTTGTCTCCCCTTTGTTCTACGCCGGTTAAATTGCCGCTTGTGTCAAAGTTAACGTATTGGCTTTTGCCGTTGTCGTACTTGTATCCTATAGGTGGGCCATACTCTTGGGTAATAGATGCTCCACCTTGACCGCGAGAAACAGTTCCGGTTGCGTAAATAGGAACAAGTTGTGTCCCTACTGCTGCACTTGCTTGGTCAACCCATGCTGGTGTTGGTACATCTACTACTCCTCTTGAAATAGTAGCTACGTCTGGCCCTGTTGAGGTTTGTGCTGGCGCAAAATCTGGTCTACTTCCACCTGGCATGTCAGACCCCCAGCGCAGCGGCTATCTGCTGATGGATAGTCAGGTGTACACCCAACCAATCATAGAAATCATCTTCCACATTCCAATCTACATCTAGCAGTTGGAAAGGGTTATCAAGAATAAGTATGGACGCAAGAGACTCATGCTCTTGGTTATGCACAAACAGCCAGTCATCCAGGTTTTCTGGTGAGGCATCCGTTATAGGGTACTTGTCAAAAAGTATTCCTCTGTCCGCAAGAATCTGGTGAAACAAACGATGTTGTACGCCGTTTTCCCACAGCATCTCCGCTAGGCCGTCTTTGTCCCCAAATTTGACGTAGCTTAATGCGTCCATGTTAATGGGCCGTCCCTACCTTTCGGTATGTTGGTTGATGAGCGTTTTTGTTCATGGTTTGTCTTTCCAGAACTCATCACGAATAAGGACGTAAGTTTTCAACAAAGTAAAAACAATGGTTGACCACACCATGATTTCGGAAGACGTAACATGGCTAAGAACTGTACCAACCCAGATAATGAGAAGGTCAAATACAGATGCGTTGTGGTTGTCACCAGATTCCATTTTTAGCCTTTGGGATATTGGTCTTTCACAGTTTGGATAGCGGCCTTCCAGCCATCTATACCGCTATGGTAGAGCAAGTCAAATTGGTCTGCAAATGAAGGGTATGCAGCAGCACGTTGCCACTTGTATGCTTCTGGGTCACTGTACACAGTAACTTCTGAAAGAGGAAAGTCACCGTCTACAACATCGCTAATCTCGCCTTGACCAATAACGGTAAAAGGAAGGTCAGCACCATCAACATGGTAACGGTCTGATAGCATTTCAATAGAATTGTACGGGCCAAACTTACCCGTTGCTGTAATGATTTTTTTCATGATAGGACAATCTTTCTCAGAACTAAACTTGTAGCAGTTGTGCTTAACGGAGGTGCAATACCCCAACCAGTAGCAGTAGAAAGTGCATCAGGATATGCGCCACTAGTAGATGCAACAGTCCAAGCGGCTTGTTGCCATTTTGCAATTGACGTTCCATCAAAAGTTAAAGTAAAACCATTTCCTGGAGTTGAAATTTGACAAAATTTACCAGACGAAAGTCGCAAACTGGTAGTAGTTGTACCTTGACTTAATTGATTTGGTGGCCCAGACAATGGGGATGTGTAATACACACTAAGAGCAGACATATCTGAAGCCGCTATATAAACACCTTGGAAAGTTTTTTCTAAAACCGGCGCACCAGCAGAAATTCCATATTGTTGATAAGCGCCCAAAGAACTTACTAAAAGTACTTTTCCAGTACTTAAATATCCTCCCAAAGATGCACTTACTGGAGTTACTGGAGTACCAACAGTAGCAACTCCCGCTGTATCAGTAAGAACACTAAGTTGCGAAGTCGCACCACGCCCCGCATTAATAAATGCTTGATTGCTAAATATTTGCATTCCCAAACCAGGTGCAGCGCTAGATGCTGTTAAAGTTGTTGCTGCAACAGAAATAGATGCAATAGTTGCCGCTACTGAAACAACAGCACAACTACAATTGGTTGTTGATGTTGAAAAATAAGAAATTGCTACATTATTTGTACTAAGCAATCCAGAAGCAAGGGCAGTATTACTAGTGGCAGCAGTTGAAGCAGCAGTTCCACCCGTAAGCGTAGTTCCGCTAACAGAAACAGGATAAGCATAAACAAATGTGTTGCTAACACTTAAAGACAAAAATACAGAACTAGAAAGAGCGTATGTAGTGTGATAAGCAGTTCCACCAGCATAAACAAGTTCAGAACCCAATGTTGGTGTTGTACTACTTACAGTAATTGCCCTAAATCTTGGCTGGCTTGTTGTTACATCATAATAATTTAATATGTAAGATGTACCGCAAGTAACAAATCTTGTGTTTGCTGCAATTAAAGTGCTAGTTGCACCTAACGTGGTGGCAACCGCTGTATTTACAGTAATAGTACTTCCACTTATAGACAAAACAACAGTTTCAAGAGCAGTTCCACTTGTTGCCAATGATGAAACTAAAACTGAAGTTGAGGAAAGCAAAACGGCAGCAACAGTATTCATGTTAGTAAAAGTGCCACTTCTTACAAGAACTGTAGTTCCAAATGTGCTACTACTGCTATCCCATACAACCGCTTGCAAAGAACTTGCGCCATAAATCAGCATTAATTCTTTAGTTGCATCAAGTGCAATCGGAGTCA